TGCCCGGTTTTCAGCCACGACCGCAGCCGCTTGTCGCGTTCGGACGGGTGAAGTTTCGTGGGCGAAGCCGTGCCCGCCTTGGCCGGATTGGCGAGGCGACGGTCGCGGTTTGCGATGGCGATCTTGCCCCAATATCGCGGGTTTCCGGGCCATTTCCCGTCCGGCTTCGTGGCGAGGGCGGGCGCCAGATCGGCGTCGAAGTCGCAGTTCTGGGCCAGCACGGACTCGACCACGGCCATCAGGTTTCCGGCGAGATTTGGCGGCAAATCCCCGATTTTCGGGACGCCGATGGCGGCGGCGACGCGGATCGCGAGCCTTTCCCGATCCGACTTGTCCCGCACCGGGCCGGGCGGGGCGGCGGCGCGTTCAGGCTCAGAGCTTGGACTTGGTGTGAGAGGTTCTTTCTTTTCTTCCCTTCCCTTCCCTTCCCTTCCCTTGGAGCCTGTTACAGTGTCTGTCACAGAGGTTGTCGCAGTGTCTGTCACAGAGGTTGTGACATCGGATTTCGCCGCTCTGTCACTTCCGGCGCGTTTCGCTTCTCTAGCGGCGCGCGCGGCATCTGTGCGCTCGCGCTGCGCCTGTCTGGCCTTCCACGCGTCTAGCGCCTTTTCACAGACCGTCGGATGGTAGAGCCGCCCGTCCATGCACTTCACAAACCCCCGCAGCGCCATTGACCGGACCTTCTTCCATTTCGCCCCGGCATTGCTCAGATGCGCGAGAACGCGGTCGTCGTCCGGCAAAGATCCTGCCGGGACTTGCAGGAACGCCTTCCCCCACAGCGTCACTGCGGCCTTGAATTCATCGCCCGTCGAGTGGACGTAGAAGTCGCTGTCGAAAAGCCGGGTGATGTCGAGCGGCATGTAAGGCATGCCCCTGAGGTCGCAGTCCGGCGGCGTCAGTGGTTCAGGCAGATCGCTCACGACCACCTCCCGCGCTCGCGGATCGAGCCGGTCGCGACGTCGATATCCACCAGATCGACGCCGGGCTCGCCCCCGCGCAGCTTGGCGCAGTTCACCTCGAGCGTGTGCCTGCAGGCATCCATCTCGACGCGGTAGTCGCCGGGGTCCATCGTCGCCTCCTTGTGCTTGAGATAGTAGGCCTCGCGGTAGAGCAGCATCACGGTGTCGGCGTCCTGCTCGATCGAACCGGATTCGCGCAGATCGGAAAGAACCGGGCGCTTGTCGTCGCGGCCCTCGACGGCTCTGGAAAGCTGCGACACTCCGACAACGACGCAGCCGATTTCCTTCGCCATTTCCTTCATCGCGTTGCTCACATCGGTCATCTCGGCCACCTTGTTGCCGCGCCGGTCGGTGGAAGCCCTGACCAGCCCGATATGATCGACAACGATCAAGCCCAGCCGACGACCGGCGGCTTCAAACTGACGCTTTTCCTCACGCGCCCGCTGCCTGATCTGGTCAGTCGTGAGCCCGGGGCGATGGTCGATCACAAGCGGCCATCGCGTCAGGGCCTCCGCGCAGTCCGCCAGTGCGTCGGCGTGGAACCTCGCCACGGCGCCGCGCCGAATCGTCGAATACCAGACCTCATGCCCGGCATCGCGGACCATATCGGCGACCAGCCGGGCGGCGGTTTCCTCGTCCGACATTTCAAGCTCGAATGCCAGCACGCCGGCACCAGCCTCGGCGGCAGTGCGTATCAGGCGATTGGCGAGCAGGCTCTTGCCCATGCCGGGGCGGCCGGCAGGCACGATAAACTCGCCCGGCATAAAGCCGCCTGTGCGTTCATCAAGCTCCTTGACGCCGAACCATAGGGCGTCAGCGGCGGCGGTCTTCGGATCGAACGCGCGCTTCAGGATGGCCGCGGCGACATCATTGAGGCCGCGCGATGGCTTGATTGGAGGGACAGCAGATTGAAGCGCCTCGATGGCGCGCGCTACCAGTTCGGCCGGGGTCTCGTCTGGCTGCGGCTCGGCGGCATCGCCCAGCGCGGCCTGGTGTATCCATGCCAGCCGCCGCCTCGCGCTGAGATCGCGCACCCTCTCGGCGCAGGCGCGGGCCTCGTGCTCGGTTGTCGGGGCTTGCAGCGCAAGATCGTTGAGATATGACGCCGCGTCGCTGTTTTCCTGACCTGCTGCGGCCTCCCCGCGCTGAAGGAATGACCCGATTGTCAGCGCGGATGGCGCCGCGCCCTTATCGCGCATCATCGCGCACATCCGCCAGCACGCGGCAAGGCGAGGATAGGCGAAGTCGGCGTCCGATACCGCGCCGATGACGTCGAGAAGGCCGGGACGGGCGAGCGCCACGCCGACCACGGCTTCCTCGGCCGCCAGGTCTAACAGCGGGCTATCATCGTCCAGTTCGGTAGAGATGATGACCTCAGTCATGCGTCGGCCCTCCCGGCGTGTTGAGCCGCACAAGGATAGGCGGACGGCCGCTTTTAGGGTTACCCCTTGGACATGACGGCCGCGCCGGGAGGTTCTGCATTTATGTGCTCCTTGTATCACGCGGGCTCAACCCCGCTTAGTTACAACACCAAACCTTAATCCTGAAGAGAGGCGTTGTAACTATCCTCTTCGCGCCGCCGCCGCCCTGATCCTCGGCATCGCCCTGTGGTAGATCATGGCAGGGACGCCGGTCTTGCGGCTCATTTCAGCGACGGTCAGGCCGGAGCGCCACATTTCGACGGCCTCGGCAAGCGCGGCATCGGTCAGGTCAAGTCGGCTGCGGGCCGCTTTTGGCTTGACCTTCGGCTTGCGCTTCTCCGCGATTTCAACGCGCGTCGGCGCGCGGTCGATGGCGCGCATCCTTGCCGCGCGGGCGTTGTGCTCGAGTATCGCCGGCATCATGTCAGCGACCGGGACGCCGATGTAATCGCAGAGCCGCTTGATGCGGCGCTTGTCCTTGATCTGCTTGTCGCCGCCCTCGTAGCCCTCGATTTCAGTGGTTGTGGCGCATGGCGATAGGGCGATCTTCGCCGCAATGTTTTGAGTGTGGCGCTGGCGCTCGCGGGCGAGGCGCAGTTGCTCGCCGAACGGAAGGGAACGCGTGTTGACGACGCGCGTCGCGGCTCGCAGCTCGTCATCGCCCAGCACGCGGGCGACTGGTTCGGCGCCGTAGATCCTGGCGAGGACTTCGCGCGCCATGCCGTTCCGGGCGTAGTGGCGGATCGCTTCGGCGGGCGGGAGCCGGGTCATCTGCTCACCTCCGCTTTCAGCAGCGCGGCTGTCGCTGCCACCAGTTTATCCTGCGCCCGGTTGCGCTCGCCGCCTCTGGCGATCCGGGCTTTTCGTTTCGCCGCTTCCCGGCGCTCGGCCAGCGCGGCGATCAAGTCGGCGCGGCGGCTCCTCGGTTTCATCATTCGGCGATTTCCTCTAGATCAAGCTCGTCAGCTTTAGGCAAAGGATCAAAGCCAGATGCTGCGCGCTCTTTTTTCAGCTTCTTAAACCGTTCATAAGCCGCGCTCTTTGGCTGCGTTTGGCCGAGGCCCTTGCACCAATAGTCATTGCGAAGGATGACCTTGCACATACGCCGCCAGGATGGAGCCCATTGCTTTGCCTCTAGCTGCAAGGGTGCTTCATCAGGGATGGCCGAGTAACCGCGTCGATGCCAGCCGACAATGAACTTTTTAAACCTGTCAGCATAGTGATCCCGCATCTTGGGCGGCAAAGACTTTAGCAGCATGTTGGTAAAGCTCTGCCATGTATGACCGGGCGGCAGCGTGATCTTATTATAGCCGGTCATGTTGCCGGTCTCGTTGATGTAGAGCGCGCCACTGTTTACGCCGTTGACGCGCGCCACCAGTTTGAACCAGGTCTCGGGCTCCAAGATGTGATAAAGCCAAAGCCCCCGGCGCTGGTCATCCCCAAACGGCTGGCATAGGCGCTGATCAGAAAGCGGGACGCCGGCCATCTGCATTTTGTCGTAAATTGCGTTGTGCGGAAGCTTCGGGAAGTGAGCATGGAACCGCCAAATGTCTTCGGTCAGCCAGTCATAGATCGGATAGACGTTGTAAACCTGCTGCGTGATCTTTGTTGTCCAGCGCCAGCCGTTCAGCATCAGATCGCGCTTTTCCCACGTCGCAATTGCGCAATACCGATGCAGGCTCTCCTGTGCTCGAATACCAATAAAGCCAGCCGTCTTTTTGCCTTGACCATACCATTGGCCGAACATGACAATAAACTCTTCAAACTCGATACCGTCCGCCATGTCGTCAAAGATGAACGGATAATCTGCGGCTGACTTGTGGCCGTGAGGAAGCTCTCTAATCCAGTCTGCCTCGCGAGACGGATCCCAGGCGATCCACTGCGGCTCGTAATTCGTCAGCGCATTGCGCAAGCGCATCGGTACGCAAATCCAGTGAGGGTCTATGTGATCCTGATACATGTGAAGCATCTCCTTCACATGCTTGATGGTGTCAGCGTATTGCGCCTCCATGTCGATATACATTACGCCGACTCGGACGTTCCTGCGGCGCGCTTCCTCCATCACAAGGTGGAACATGACGCTGCTGTCTTTTCCGCCGGAAAACGCGATATAGACGCGCTCGACAGCATCAAAAGTCTGCCTGATCCTCTCGCGAGAGGCTTCAAGCACGTTGCATTGCAGATAGCTTTTCCCGCCCATGATGCCTCAATAAATGTCAGACTGGCGGTTAGGGTTCGCGTCTTCCATCAGCACAGCATCGCGTCCATTGCGCGCCATCCAGATGTTCAGCCATTTTAGCGCGGCCTCGTCGGCGGCAAGTTGCTGCGCTTCAGTCAGAAGCCTATACCCGCCTCGAAACTCAGCAGGGATGCCGTGCTTGTAGCAAAGCGCTGCCTGTCCTAGCCAAGCAATCCGGTTCATTGCTCCGTTGGTTAGATAGTGCTCGCATGAGTGCCGCCACTCCGTCACCACGCGCTCAAGAATGCGCTCAAACTCAGGAATGTCAGCTAGCAGCTCTCTGTAATACGCGCGGCAATGATCTGCCGTCATGCTTTTGGGGGGCTTGGTTTCATAGAAGCCGGCAACGTGACACTCCCACTTTTCAAACGTGTGGAACACGCGCCCCTCGTCATCCGTGTTTGCGGTCTTGACCGTGACAGTCTCGCCTTCATAGTCGGCGGCATCACCCGACAAATCGGGGAAATCCTCTGGCGATATGTGGCCCTGCGGCTCCCAGGCTTTGGAAAACTCTTGGCCGGCAAATATCTCCGACAAACCGCTGATCTGGCAAAGCCGCAGCACTTCGTCGCGATCCATACCCAGTTGCTTGCAGATTTTCTCGTCAGACCAATTCCGGCGCTTTAGCTCAATGACCATTTCTGACATGGCCTCGACCTTATGCTTCCCGCGCGCACGGTTATGGCGAACCGTTGAAGCCATCCGCTCTTCAAGCGCGACTTGCTCGGAGCGAATTTGCACAACTGGCAGATAGCCGTGAATGCGCTCGTTAATGTCGGCGCATTCTTTGCCGACGCGATGGCGATGGAAGCCGTCCACGACGACAATCTTGTCGCCTTCCTGGTTGCCGACGATGGGCTGCGTGTAACCGTCTGCGCTGATCGACGTGCGCAGCAATTCCATTTCAGGGGGTGCGACGGAATTGGGGTTATAGTCATTAGCATGAACCGCGTCAGACGGAACCCATCGCACAAAATCGACCGGCTCTGACGCAAACGGGCTGACGCTATGGAGCGCCGCCCTGACCTCGTTCAGCGCCTCCACTTTGTCAGCAAGCGCAAGGCTTTGGACATGAGCAACAATGGCGGAGATGTGATCTTGCATGAATTGGTCCGGCATCGAACGAGTTGCTGGCGGCGGAAACACCATGGAAGGAAATCGGACTTGCTGGTCGTCCATAATAAAGTCGTTTCTATTCCTCAATTTCATACGGCGACCCTCCCCTTCGTCGGGATGCGCCAGCCGTCCAGCGTGCCCGCGACTTCCTCTATCGACGTGCAAACCGCGACCGGTGCGCCGCAGCGCCGCAGCGTTTCATGCACCGCGCGCTGGTGCGGTTCGGCGGTCTTTCCCGGCTGCTTCAACTCGATGCAGAACGCCTGCCCGCGCGCGATGATGATGATGTCCGGGAAGCCGGCGCGGTATCCCGGCGCGATGGTCATCGCCCGATGGCCGCCGGGGACGGTCGTATAGGTCGCCTCCGGGGCCAGCACTAGGTCGAGATATTTCGCCACGGCGCGATGAACCTCATCCTCACTGACAGGCGAGCGGCGCCGCACGCGGTCGAGTGACAGCGTGTTATGCCGCGCGGTTTTCATTCGGCGTCGGTCGCGGCGTAGTGGCCGGCGGGCTGCTGCGTCCAGGTCTTGCCGGGCGCGAGCGGCGGGGCGTGGCGCGGCTTCGGCTCGCCGGACAGTTGCAGCGGCCGATGCAGCGCGAGATCGAGTGCCGCCAGCCGCTGGCGCAGCGTGGCCCGCTCTCCCTCGATGGCGGCGTCGATGGCCG